CTACTAACTATTGAGTGGGCAAATAGAGGTTTAAACTTGTGGACGGTTGAGCAAGGCGTTATTCCTATGGTTACTGGACAAGCTATGTACCCTATTCCAAATGACACAATTGACTTGCTAGACATGGTAATTCGTACTAATAACAGTACCCTTAACCAAGTTGATATTAACATTAGCCGCATTTCAGAGCCTACCTACATGAGCATCCCGAATAAGTTAGCCCAGGGAAGGCCGATTCAGGTGTACGTTAACCGTCAGTCAGGACAAGAAAACCCAACAAGTAGCGTTGTAGCAGCTAATGTTTCTTCTATTGACACCACAATTACTTTAAATACTACGGATGGATTAGCTTCGGCTGGGTTTATCAAAATTAACGAAGAGACGATTAGCTACCCAAATATTAGTGGCAATCAGCTTTTAAACTGCGCCCGTGGACAGAACGGCACTACAGCAACGGCACATGCAGCAGCTTCTACAGTTATTAAACAAAACTTGCCTTGCATTAACGTCTGGCCCACCCCTAATTCTCCTGGCAATCAATACACATTTGTCTACTACCGTATGCGCCGAATTCAAGACGCTGGATCTGGTGTGTATGTACAGGATATTCCATTCCGCTTTATTCCTTGCATGGTCGCTGGGCTAGCTTATCAATTGGCTACGAAACTTCCTGAAGTAGATATGACCCGTATACCAATGCTTAAATCCGATTATGAAGAACAATTTATATTAGCGGCTCAAGAAGATAGGGAGAAAGCATCGGTTCGGTTTGTTCCACGAAACACGTTTTATTCTGGAAGTAGTTAATGCCTAATAAGTTTTCTTCTGGCAAGTTTGCAATTGCTGAATGTGATCGCTGTGATCAAAGGTATAAACTTTCGCAACTAAAAACGCAGACAGTAAAGACAAAACCGTATAAAATTAAAGTTTGCCCAACTTGTTGGGATCCTGACCACCCTCAGCTGCAGTTAGGTATGTACCCAGTTAATGATCCACAGGCTGTAAGGGAACCAAGACCCGATGTAAGCTATATACAGTCTGGTACCAACGGGTTGCAGATTAATATTAACGGAGGAACTGGTCCAGATGGATTAGGAAGTCCAAAAATGGGTAGTAGAGTATTCCAGTGGGGTTGGAATCCTGTGGGCGGTGCGAGGTTGTTTGACAGTGTTTTAACGCCAAATGACTTGATAGGTAGCACACAACTTGGTACAGTAACGGTAAGCATAACTTAAGGAACATTATTATGACATTCAAATCAGGCGCCAATGGCGTAGAAACAAAAGGTAAAACTAAGGGTAAAAACCTTGGTGATTCAGGCCCAACTGTTGGCACCCAAAAAGGTGGCAAAGGTTCTAAGGGTGTAACCGGCGAAGCAATGCGTGCTGTAGGTCGTAACATGGCTCGTGCCAACAACCAAAAATAAGGTTAATCATGGCTAAATATTCTATGAAAAAAGCTGGTAAAGAAGTGGGCCCTGCTGAAGTATATGCAGAGCCACACACCATGTCTGGCAAGAAGATCACTACCGCAGAAGACGCTGTAGTCAAAAAAGGCAACGGCGTAGATAGCGTAAAGATGTCAGTTGGCAGCTTTTCTAAGGGCCAAAACGATGAAGTAAAAACATCCGGCATTAAGATTCGTGGTACTGGCGCAGCTACCAAAGGTGTAATGGCTAGAGGACCAATGGGCTAATGAACTACTCTGAACTTTTTACGCAAATTCAGACGTACACTGAGAATCAATTTCCAGATACGTTTGTGCAGGTAACTACTGGGGGCAGCCAGACTAACGTCAATGCTGTTACTCAAATTAATACCTTCATCATGCAGGCAGAGCGCCGTATATATAACACGGTGCAGATTCCTTCTTTGCGTAAAAACGTCACAGGTAACTGTAACTCTGGTAATAAGTATTTGGCTTGCCCTAATGATTACCTATCAACATTTTCATTAGCGGTTATTGACGTGGTTACTGGTGAGTATGAGTATTTACTTAACAAAGACGTTAACTATATCCGTCAAGCGTACCCAAGCCCTACAGTTACTGGTAAACCACGGCACTACGCCTTATTTGGCTCACGGTTAAATGACCCTAATGAACTTACTTTCATACTTGGGCCTACGCCCGACCTTGCCTATTCAGCAGAGCTTCACTACTTCTATTATCCTGAGTCCATTGTTACTACTGGTACTTCTTGGCTCGGTGACAATTACAGCCCTGCTTTGTTGTATGGCTCTCTTGTGGAAGCATATACGTACATGAAGGGTGAGACAGATATGCTACAAGCATATCAAGCTAAGTATAATGAAGCATTATCACAACTTAATCGTTTGGGAACCGGACTTGAGCGCGGTGACGCTTACAGGGATGGCCAAGCAAAAATCTCGGTCAATCCATAAATTTATTAGGAGCAAAAAATGGCAATTACTCAGGCAATGTGCGACTCGTTCAAGGTACAACTCCTTCAAGGCGCTCAAAATTTTAACGCACAGACATATAAAATTGCACTGTATGTTAGTTCTGCAACACTAAGCAACTCTACAACAGCCTATACTACTTCTGGTGAGGTGGCTGATGGCGGTGGATACAGCGCTGGTGGTAACACTCTAAGCCTTAGCTTAGCGCCAACAAATACGGGTAACGTAGCTTTCTTGTCATTTGCTAATAGTTCTTGGGCTAATGCAACCATTACGGCTGCTGGCGCTCTAATCTATAACAACACAAACGCTAACTCTGCAGTAGCGGCGTTAAGTTTTGGCGGAGATAAGACAAGTACTTCTGGTACGTTTACAGTGATTTTCCCAACTGCTGACGCTTCATCCGCTATTATTCGTATTGCTTAATTAAAAGCTATATATGGCTCTTGTATTAAAAGATAGGGTTAAGGAAAGTACTAGTACTTCGGGTACTGGTACGGTTGTCCTTTCTGGCGCTTCCCCAGGCTATCAGTCCTTTGCTGTAATTGGAGATGGTAATCAAACTTACTACACCATTGCGGGTGGTACATCATGGGAAGTTGGTATTGGTACGTACTACTCCGGTAACGTATCGCTATCTAGAGATACAATTCTTGCTTCAAGCAACTCTAATGCTGCTGTAGTTTTCTCTGGCACAAACGATGTATTTGTAACATATCCTGCTGAAGAAGCCGTATATGAGCTTGGTGGTAACGTCTATTCTAACGGCAGCTCAAACGTAGCTTTTGTAAGCATAAACGTATCAAATAACGCTAGTTTTAATAACGTAACCATTACCAATGGTACGATTAGTGCGGTTCCAAATACTGCTACGTCTATTGTTAACAAGACTTATGTTGATAGCATTGTGGCGTCAGGCGTCCATTTTCACCAGCCAGTTCGAGTTGAATCTCCAACAGCGCTAGTTGCGGTATATAACCAGCCAAACGGTGCTGGCAATGGTGTAGGCGCCACCTTAACAAACGGCGGTGCAAACGTATCCCTTGTTGTTGACGGCATATCTGTAGCAAATACCAACCGAGTTCTCATCTATACCCAAGCCAACGCCGTGCAAAACGGTGTATATGTTGTTTCAGATGTTGGTTCTAACACAACTAGCTGGGTTTTGACTCGCTCAGATGATACTAATACCTACGGATTTGATAGCCCAGAAGCATTAAGTGAAGGCTCTACGTTCTTTGTTCAAGAGGGCGATACGGGCGCAGGCGAGACGTATACCTGTAATACGCCGGGTGTTATTACATTTGGCACAACAGAAATTACGTTTACTCAGATTAGTTCTGCTCAGATTTATTCTGCAGGAACAGGTTTAGACCTTGACGGAACCACATTTAGTGTATCGAATACTGCGGTAACGGCTGGAACTTATGGAAATGCTGGTAACGTAGCGACAATTACAGTCAACGCCCAAGGCCAATTAACAAACGTAGTAAGCACACCAATCGTTGTTTCTAATAGCTCTATTACTGGTTTAGGCACAATGTCTATCCAGAACGCTAACAATGTAGCTATTACTGGTGGCGCAATTAACGGGACATTAATTGGTAATGCAACACCATCTTCCGGTGCGTTTACTACGCTAGCCGCAAGCTCAAACGTATCTGGCGTAGGCTTCTCAAACTACTTAAACAACCCACCATCTATTGGCGGTGTAACTCCTAACACTGGCGCATTTACTACACTGCAAGGTACAAACGTAACTGCACTAACTGGGTTTATTGGTAACGGCGCAGCTATCTCAAGTATTAATGGTGCTAACGTATCTACTGGTATCAACGCATCAAATGTAACTACAGGCACTTTGGCCGTAACTCAGGGTGGTACTGGGCTTGGTAATCTAGCCGCTGGTTATGTAGTCCTCGGTAACAATACTTCTCAAGTTGTAATGCTTGCTCCAGGAACTGCTGGTAATGTAATTACTTCAGATGGCACCCAATGGATCTCAAATGCAGCATCTGGTGGGGGTGGTGGAAACCCTTACGCAGAAAATAGTAATAGCTCTATTTTTGTTAACAACGTAGATATTACTGGAAACGTTTCTATTGCTACGGGTCAAAACGGCCTAACAATTAGCCCTATTGGTATCCCAGCGGGCCAAAGCATTTCTGTATCGGCTGGTCAAAAATTGGTGATTATCTAATATGTCTACATTACGTGCCGGTAATTCAACTACAACCGCAGTCGTCGTAACTGGCGATACTAGCGGCGCCCTTTACCTAAAAGCAGACAATGGCGAGATTAATGCCGTTGCTACTACTGGAGCTATATATCTACCCTCAGGTACAATAGCCCAACGCCCTTCTTCCCCCGCAGCGGGGGGTTTACGGTATAACAGTAACTCGTCTGTGGTTGAGGCTTACACAGCCGGGGCATGGAATGCAGTAAGTGGTGGGACTATTGATGGTGTTTTTATGCAGAATATCAATACAATTACCGCCAATTTTACGTCAGTTAGCGGTACAAACTACTTATCTGCTGGTAAAATAACGCAAACTAGTGGTGTTGTGACTATTAACTCAGGCAGCGCTTGGCAAGTAATTTAAGGAGTTTTTATGGCATTAATATTTGACCCAACTGGAACAGGTTTTAGAGACACGGGCACTGGCGCTTTAGGCTTGCCAGCGGGTACTACTGCCGAACGTCCTGGCTCCCCAATTAACGGCATGATGCGCTACAACACAAGCACTAACGCTATTGAAAGCTACGTAGCCGGTGCTTGGAGTAACACTGTAAGTGCTAGTTACACAACAAATATTTTGGCTATTGCTGGTGGTGGTAACGGCGGGTTTGGTGGCGGTGGCGGTGCTGGTGGGGTAATCTTTAGTCAAGGCCAACAATTAATCGCCGGACTAACTTATACGGTTACTGTCGGGGCTGGTGGGTCTGTGGCGCCTGCGGGTTCTGCCGGTACAAATGGTAACCCAACTATTTTTGGCAACTTTACCGCACTAGGCGGCGGCGGTGGCTGTAATAACGTGCAAGGTATTGGTTCGGGTGGTGGCAATAACAGTGGGCCAAACGGTAACTTTAGTTCTACTATTCCGGGTACTTTAGGTCAAGGTAATAACGGTGGCGCAGGTTATTTCTTTAACGGGTTTGGCGGTGCCCCAAACCTTTTAGGTGCTGGCGGTGGCGGTGGAGCTGGTGCTAATGGCGCAAATAGCGGAACTAACCAATACGGCGCATCTGGCCCTGGCGGCGCAGGGATCCAATATAATATTACTGGAACCAATGTCACTTATGCTGGTGGTGGTGGTGGCGGCGGATACTCAAGCAACGGTAACTCTGGCGGTAACCCGCTTTCTTATAACGGTGGCGGCGGTACAGGTGGTGGCGGAGCCGGCGGACTTTGGACAACAGGCGCAAGTGCAACAGCAAATACTGGTGGCGGTGGTGGCGGTGGCGGCTTTACCGGTGTTTGGCAACCTGGTGGTGCGGGCGGTTCTGGGATTTTAATTCTTTCATACATCGGCCCACAACGTGGTACGGGCGGTACAGTTACTTCTTCTGGTGGTTATACTATCCACACGTTTACTTCATCTTCGTTTTACATAGCTTAATTTTAGGAGCAAATAATGGCACATTACGCAAAGGTATTAAACGGAACAGTAATTCAAGTTATTGTTGCCGAACCTGAATTTTTTGACAGTTTTGTAGACACCTCTCCTGGTGAGTGGTTGCAAACCTCGTATAATACTCGTGGTGGTAAATACTACACACCAGATACAACAGACCTGCACCCAGACCAATCTAAAGCGTTTAGAAAAAACTTTGCTGGTATTGGATTTACATACGACGCACAAAGAGACGCATTTATCCCACCAAACATGTATCCTAGCTGGAAACTAAACGAAGATACATGTCAATGGGAAGCACCAAAACCTACACCTCAAGATGGTAAACTTTACCAATGGAATGAAGGCGCTCAGGACTGGCTTGAAATTACTGTTGGAGCCTAGTAATGGCTATAACCATCAATGGTGATGGGTCGATAGTAGGTAACGCAAATCTAAGCGTATCAGCCACATCTAATGTAGTAACTACTGCGCCAGCTAATGGGGGCTTTGTTGTCCCCGCTGGTACTACTGCACAGCGTGTTGCTACGCAGGGATTAGTTCGTTATAACACTACTATTGGTAGCTTTGAAACTTATGATGGCGCTGCTTGGGCTAACGTAATTACGTCTGCGGTTATAACACCCACTGCTATCTCTGGACAAAATAACACAGCAACTTCTTTTCTTGCGTTACCTAGCGGCACAACTGCACAAAGACCAGGAAGTCCTGGCAATGGGTATGTCCGGTTTAATTCGGAATTAAACCAGTTAGAAACGTATTTTACTAATACTACTACGTGGACAACCATTGTTGCTGCAAACGGATTTTCTTCTACTTACACCGTAAACTATTTAATGGTTGCTGGTGGCGGCTCAGGGGGTTCTGAATATGCGGGTGCTGGCGGCGGTGCCGGTGGTTTACTTACTGGTAACAGTGTAGTTACTACAAATACTTCGTATTTCATTGTGATTGGCGGTGGCGGTACAGGCGGAACTAGTCAGCAGGGAGTAAACGGAGGAAATACCTCGTTTAATACTATTACTGCCATAGGTGGTGGCGGTGGTGGTCAATGGTCTTCTGCTGGTAACCCTGGTGGTTCTGGTGGTGGCGGCGGCCCAAGAAATGATACAAGCCATCCAGGTGGCGCAGGCACTGCAGGACAAGGGAATGCTGGCGGTTTTGGTTATCGAGCTAGTAACCTTTACATGGTCTCTGGCGGTGGCGGTGGTGCTGGTGCTGTTGGGGGTCCTGCTACTGGTTCACAACAAGGCGGAGCTGGTGGTGTTGGACTGTCGTATGCTATTTCTGGCACTTCATTTTTTTATGCTGGCGGTGGCGGTGCTGGCGGCTGTTTCTACGCCCCATTTCAAAGTTATGGCAATGGTGGTGGTAATGGTGGTGGCGGTACTGGAGGACAGGGTGGTGCAGGAACTCCAGGTGTAGGTAACTCTGGTGGCGGTGGCGGTGGTGGTGGTAACAACACAGGTAATGGGGCAAACCCAGGTGGTAATGGTGGTAGTGGTGTTGTGTTCTTAACTTATCCAGGTCTTCCAAGAGCCTCTGGTGGTCAAATTACTATTAACGTAGCGGCCAACACTACAACTCATTTGTTTAGAACCTCTGGAACATTTACGGCATAACTATGGCAGATATAATCAATTCAGATAATGGTGCTGTTTCCGGTAGTGCTGGGATAAAAATTAACTCAGATGGTACTGGCGCACTTCAAATCCAAACCGTTAACACGGCTGCTATTACTATTAACGCAAACCAATATGTAACGTTTAACTCTAACGCAGCGGTTACGGTTCCAGTTGGTACGGGAGCACAACGCCCAGCAGCCCCAGTAGTAGGGCAAATGAGGTACAACACTAGTAATAGTACTTTTGAAGGTTATGCAAATACTTCTTGGGTAAATATTGGCGCCCCTCCAACCCCAGCACAAGTATCTGACGCTAACAACACAGCTACTGGATATTTTGCTATCCCTATTGGTACAACACTACAGCGCCCAGCTAGCCCCCCATTAGGTGCAATGCGATGGAATAGCAACAGTGCCGCAATGGAAGTATTCGTAGGAAGTAACACTTGGTCTAACGTAGCAGCCTCTAACGGTATTGCTTACCCTGTTACTTATTTGGTAGTAGCGGGCGGTGGCGCTGGTGGTTGGGGATCTTACTCAGGCGGTGGCGGCGGTGCGGGTGGGCTTCTTACTAACGTACTAAATGTAATCCCTGGTACAAGCTATAACATTGTTATTGGCTCTGGTGGTGCTGGCGTTTCTGGTGCGTATGGTACCAACGGCACAAATACAACCTTTAGCAGCATTACTGCTTTAGGTGGTGGCGCTGGTGGCGCTTGGAGTGGTAATAATGGTTTTGCGGGCGGTTCCGGTGGTGGTTCTGGAGCAACTTCTGCTGGTGGTTTTGGTAGCCTATCTACGGGTGGGGCTGGGACTACAGGACAAGGATTTAGCGGTGGCGGCGGTTACTATGGTGGACCCTCTCCAGGCGGTATTAGTGCTGGTGGTGGTGGCGGTGCTGCTGGTCCCGGTGGTACTGGTGGATATGGTAACGGCAGCGCTTCAGGCCGTGGCGGTGCTGCCGCTTCATATGATATTTCCGGAATACCTACTCAATATGCTGGTGGCGGTGGGGCAGGTGGCGGTGCTTTTGCGCCGTGGCTTACTTATGGTGGTGGTGGCGGTGGCGGCGGTGCAGGGCCTGGTGCCGTTATTGGCGGTATAGGAACAAGTGCAATGAATAATTCTGGCTCGGGCGGTGGTGGTGCTGGTACTGATACGGGCAACGGTACTAACTATGCTGGCGGTAATGGCGGTTCTGGCCTTGTTGTTATTAGATACCCAGGGTTACCACGGGGTACTGGGGGTGTTATTACGTCTACGGGAACATATACAATACATACTTTCTATTCAAGTAGTACCTACGTAGCCTAAGGAAAAAATGTATAACAATAAATACTGGTTTTGGGAAGGCATAATTCCTGCCGACAAATGTGATCGTTTAGTTAAAGAAAATTTTGACGAAAAACAAGCCGAAACCGCAGCTATTGGCGGGAAAGACGGTAAACTGGTATTAGATATGGACTACAGGCAAACCGATATTGTTTGGGTACATCAAGGTGCAGAACTATTTGACACAACATTTGACCTTATCGTATCCGCCAATAAAAATGCTGGCTGGAATATTGACATTACCGGACTAGAAGATGTGCAACTAGGGCGATATAAAGCTGGTGGACACTATGATTGGCACGAAGATATATTTGTTCCAGATTCTGGTGGGTACCAAAGAAAGTTAAGTTGTTCTATTCAACTATCCGATCCTGATACATATGAGGGCGGTGACTTAATTGTTAAGCTAGACGCTAAAGGTGAAGATTTGTTTATTGCCCCTAGAAAACAAGGCAGTGTAGTGGTGTTTCCTTCTATGGCTGTACACAAAGTCACACCCGTTACCTCTGGTGAAAGATTCTCCGCTGTAGGTTGGATGCGTGGCCCTGCGTTCAGATAGGTTAGGCTATGTTCGGGTTCTCGCCATTTGCAGCCACCCCGTTTGCCGATTTAGGTGAAACATCTAATGACGCCCTTGTTACGGGCGTTAGTGCTACTGGTCAAGTTGGAACCGTTGTTGCTGAAGGGCAAGCTACTGTATTTCTTACGGGGCTGCAAGCTACTGGTGAGTTAGGTAATGTAGCTACTTTTGGCACTGCCAATATTTATTTGACAGGGGTTACTGGTGTAACCCAATTAGGAACTGCACAGGGTTCAGGTACTGCTGATGTCGCCGTATCTGGTGTAGAGGGTATTGGGGCTATTGGCTCTGTAGACATTTCTGCTAGCGCTAACGTTTATTTATTGGGCGTAACAGGGTATACTTACTTAGGTACCGCTTCTGTATCTGCTGGCGCTAATGTTTATCTAACCGGTGTTAATGGAACAGTTGAACTAGGTAATGCAACAGTACAAATTGATGTAGCGCCCGTTGTTTCTGGTGTGACTGGTAATGGTAGGGTTGGTAGTGTATCTATTACAGGTAACGCTAACGTTTATTTAGTAGGTGTAAGTGGCACTGCTGTAGTAGGTAACGTACTTGTTTGGGGTCAAATTCCAGACAACTCAACACCAAATTGGACAGGAATTAACGATGGCAATGCCTCTTCTTGGACACAAATTAACGATGAAACAGTTGAAACTTGGGATTTAATAGCAGCTTAATATGTCTAGTACCTACTCACCATCACTTCGTATACAACTTATTGACTCGGGCACCGAGTTTGAAGCTTGGGGTACGCCGACAGGTAACAACTTTGGCACAATCATCGAGCAGGCTATTACTGGCGTAAATTCAATCAGCCTGACTAACCTTACATCTATAACCCTTTCTACTGCCAATGCTGCGGTAGATCAGGCGCGTAACGCTGTATTAGTATTTACTGGTGCACCAACTGCCAACTGCAATGTCATAGCGCCCAGCGTAAACAAGGTATATATCATCAGCAATCAAACGACTGGTGGGTTTAATCTTAATTTAATGACTTCTGGCGGTAATGCGCTGCCTATCGCTGCTGGAAGTAAACAACTAGTCTTTTGTAATGGCTCTGCATTTAGTACTGTTGTAAGCCCAAACGCCATTCAAGGCAACCTAGAAGTGTCTGGTAGCGCTACCATTGGTGGAAATGTTACCGCAGGTACAGGCGTAATATTAGGTAGAACAATTACTAATACAACAGGTAATCTGTCATTACAGTCCGCATCAAACACAGTTAGCTTTCAGCAAAACACCGGCGCACTTAAAATTCCTTCTGGAACCACAGGACAGCGCCCAGCAACCCCAGTTTTAGGCATGCAACGTTGGAACTCCGATCGTGGTGTAGTAGAGGTTTGGAACGGCTCTGTATGGCTTCCTATTACCGGTGCAACTCAAGGCGTCTACCTTGTCGTAGGTGGTGGCGGTGGAGGGGGTTGGGGAAGTTTTAGTGCTGCTGGAGGTGGCGGTGCTGGTGGTTTATTAACAGGTACATTTTTTGCAAACGTATCTACCTCATACTCTATTGTAGTTGGCACTGGTGGTTCTGGTGGTTCTGGATTAAATGCAACAAACGGAGGAAGCTCATCTGCATTTAGCGTAACCGCTTTAGGTGGTGGTCATGGAGGATATGGTCCAAATTATTCTGTAGGTTCTGGTGGTTCTGGTGGCGGCGGCGCTAATAATGAACAACTAGGTAGTGGCACAACAGGTCAAGGATCTCCTGGTGGTCCTGGAAGGGGCGACCCATTCCGAGGTGGTGGCGGTGGCGGTGCGGGGGCAGCTGGTGGTAACGGTAATAGTGGTATTGGTGGAATTGGCATCCAGTCATCTATTACGGGAACAGCAATCTATTATGCTGGCGGTGGTGGCGGCGGTGGATGTAATGCTGGTGGCGGACAAGATGCAACACTTCCTGGAGCAGGTGGTTTGGGTGGTGGGGGTCTTGGAGGTTTTGGTGGTCCAGATGGTTCTGGCTCAGTCCCTACATCTGGTGTTGCTGGCACTGCTGGTTTAGGCGGAGGAGGCGGTGGTGGCGCTCGTGTAGGTCAATATGGCGTAACCAATGGTGGTAACGGCGGTTCCGGCGTAGTTATTGCTGCATATGCTTCCCCAACCCAAAGAGCTACTGGAGGAACTATTACAACTTATACATCTGGTGGCATTACCTATTGGGTGCATACCTTTACAACTAGCGGAACGTTAGCTTTCTAATATGCCATCTACCTATACTCCTTCGCTAAAATTTGAGATTATTGCTAACGGTGAGCAGGCTACCACTTGGGGCGAAACTACTAATAACAATATGGGCTCGCTCATTGAGCAAGCTATTACAGGTGTTCAACCGATAACACTTACAGGCAATACTGTTTTAACAAATTTCAATGGTTTATCAGACGAGTCACGTAATGCGGTCCTAGTATTTAATGGCGCTCTTGCTAACACAGCAAACGTAGTTGTTCCGTCTGAGCCAAAAGTATATATTCTAAGCAATCGTGCAGGCGCCAATGTCGTTGTTAAAACCGCCTCTAGTAACGGAATTACGCTAAGCAATAGTACAAATGCCTATGTATATTGCGATGGTACAAATTTCTTTACCGCGGTAAATACTAGCAATATTACTGGTGATTTGACAGTATCTGGGAATCAAACAGTGGGCGGCGGAATTGTTGTTGGTGGCAATATCACCTTGCAAACAAGGATTTCGTCTAATACAGGAACCCTATCTCTTATTAGTAGTACAAATGTTGTAGATATGGCAACGAATACAGGAGCATTTACACCCCCTACAGGCACAACCGCAGAGCGCCCTGGCAGCCCAGACTTAGGTATGACTCGCTGGAATTCAACTTTGGGAGTGCTTGAAATTTGGAGTGGTACCCAATGGCAAAACATTACTGGTAATTACGCTGTTGAATATTTGCTTGTTGCTGGCGGTGGTGCCGGAGGCGGAGCTGGTGGATTTGGAAATGCTGGGGGCGGTGGTGCTGGAGGTTTGCTTGCTAACTCAACAACCGTAACAGTTGGAACTGCTTACCCAATCGTAGTAGGTGCTGGCGGCGCAACGTTTGCAGCTCAAGGTGCAAATACCACTGCTTTTAGTTTAACTGCCGTAGGTGGCGGTGGTGGCGGAAATAACGCTGGTAATGGTGGAAATGGTGGTTCTGGCGGCGGCGCTGCACGTAGCAATGATGGTCTTGGAGATTCTGGCGGTTCTGCAGTTAGCGGTCAAGGTTTTGCTGGCGGTAATACAAATGGCGACAACCGCTCTGCTTATGGTGCTGCAGGCGGTGGCGGTGCTAGTGCGGTGGGTCAGAATGGTCAAGAATTTGGCGGAGGTAATGGTGGAGCTGGTTTAGCCTCTTCTATTACTGGAACTTCTATAACACGTGCAGGTGGTGGTGGTGGCGCTGGTGGTGATAATGTAGGCTCTGGAGGCGCTGGTGGTGGTGGCGCTGGTGGGTCAGCTAATCAAGGGGCGCCAAATGGACAACCTGGAACCGTAAATACTGGAGGCGGTGGTGGTGGGGGTTCAGTAAACGCAGCACAAAACAACTCTGGTGGTTCTGGAGTTGCTATTGTTCGCTACGCGTCTGCATCTCAACGTGGCACCGGCGGTACAGTTACATCCTATTCCGATGCTGGCATAACCTACTTTGTGCATACATTTAATTCTAGTGGAACGTTTACAGCTTAACTATGCCATCTACATTTTCAACAACTCTTCGTCTAGAACTTCCTGGTAATGGTGAGCAGTCGGGTATTTGGGGCCAAACCCTTAATAAAGACTTAAACTTAATTGAGCAGGCTATCACTGGTATCTCTGACATTTATTTAACTGGTGGCACATATACCCTAACAAGTTTCAATGGTTTAGAAGATGAAGCTAGAAGCGCTGTTTTAAGTTGCACTGGAATTCTTTCTGCGCCAGCAAACGTGGTTGCGCCATCCGTACAAAAAACATACATCATTACCAATACTGCTGGTGCAAACGTCACAATTAAAACAAGTACAGGTAACGGCGTTACTGTATTAAACGGAACAAGCTCATTAGTTTATTGCGATGGGACTGACTTTTATACCGCCGTTAGTTTAAATAACGTTATTGGTAATCAAACTATTTCTGGCAATGAAGCCGTTGGTGCCAATGTCACTGCAGGCGGTAATTTAACTGTTACAAGCAACGTAGCCTCATTTAATGGTAACTTAACATTTACATCAAACACCAGCATTATTACTGCTGGTACAAATACAGGTGCGTACACGCCGCCTACAGGCACAAGCGCCCAACGACCTTTAGGTCCAAACGGAGGAATGTCTCGGTTTAATACAGACGCTGGGGCATACGAAATATTTAATGGAGCTGTTTGGCAACCAATTACAGGTGCTTATGCCGTTAGTTATTTATTAGTAGCCGGCGGAGGTAGTGGTGGATCAACCCGTGGTGGTGGTGGCGGCGGCGCCGGGGGTATGTTGACAGGATCTTTATCTTTTCAACCAGGTACTTCATATGCTATTACCGTTGGTGCTGGTGGTCCAGGGCTATTTAATGATGCGTCAAATGGAAGTAATTCCTCTATTGCATCCGCTGTAGTTGCAGTAGGTGGCGGTGGCGGTGGCGGTAACTATGGTTCTCCTTCAAACATTAATGGTCGTAATGGTGGTTCTGGTGGCGGTAATAACAACGACTACGACAACCAACTTCCAACAGGAACCGTCGGTGCAGGAACCGTTGGCCAAGGAAATTCTGGATTTAGGTCTGTTTTTAATTCAGAAACTGGCGGTGGCGGTGGTGGAGCAGGCGTAGTTGGTGGAACAGTTTCCATTAACGGGGGTATTGGATTACAAAACTCTCTTAGAACAAATTCTCCTGTTTATTATGCCGGCGGTGGGGGCGGCGGTACTGGCTCTGGTGAGGACCCAATAGGTGTTGGAGGTCTTGGCGGTGGCGGTAATGGTGGCCCCGCTGGTTATGAACCAGCGTTCCCTGGTTTTCCCGGCGCTGCTAATACTGGAGGCGGCGGCGGGGGCTCAGGTGGTACTTTAGGAACTCCATCTACCGGCGGTAACGGGGGTTCAGGCATATGCGTTCTTGTTTATCCTTCTTCTACTCAACGAGGCACGGGCGGAACCGTAACTACTTACACATCAGGCGGTCAGGTTTATTGGGTTCATACTTTTACAACTTCAGGAACATTTACAGCATGATTATTGCAAAACAAGCAGTCGGCGATGACGTCGCTCATAAACTAGAAATTCTTTGCCCATCCTGTAATAAGGATGTAGATGCCGCAGAACTAACAGCTCAAAAGTGCAATGACTGCGGTATGGATCTAAGCAATCCTAAGCAAAGCGTAGAAATTCACGCTACCTCTGTACCTATTTTTGCAATTACATTTTAAGGAACAACATGGAAAACAAAGAAACTTACTTAGAATCTGCTAAAGAAGTCGCTGGCAAAGCGATTGGTAAACACGGTTTAATCTATATCACCATTATCGTAATTGTTGGCGTAGGCGCTTCAATTATCCTAGAAGAATCTAAGATGGCTGCGGTTATGGGGCTACTGGGTGCGTCTTTGACCGCCCTAATCTCGATGCTAAATAACGTTGCTGGTGCTACTCCAAAGCAAGAAAAGCCTGAGTTTGAGATTATGAAAGAACTGATCCACCGTTTAGACGGCATGGCAGACCGTGACCCAATGAGTGTTTCGGTTGAAGGTAACAAAGTTGTTGTCAAAAAGGGCGATCACGAAACGGTGGTTGGTAAAAAATGATAGAGCAAGAAAACTGGCTAAACACCAAGTGGCGCCCTTCTATGGGGTGGACCTACATGGCGGTGTGCATTTTTGACTTTATTATTGCCCCTATTATTTGGAGTATGTTTCAAATTGCTGGCGATGGAAAAGTAGAAACACAATGGAAGCCTTTGACGCTTGAAGGTGCTGGTTTGTTCCACATGGCTATGGGTGCTATTTTAGGCATTGCGGTCTATGGAAGAACCCAAGAAAAAATGGCAGAGAAAACATAATGTTTGGAGTCAATATTTATGCCATTATTGCTGTGGTTGCTGTGGCCCTATTTTGCGGCGGGTTTGTTAATGGTTGTTCCTATCAGCAAAGCAAAGCCGAAAAGACCATCCGAGATAAAGAACACCAATACCAAGCAGATGCAGACCAAATAAGGAAAGACAAAGATGCACAAATCAAAGTTATTAATAATCAGCTTGTCGATGCTGTCAGTGAGTTGCGTAAGCGTCCCAGTCGTACCGCAGAAACCAGCAATGGAAAAAGTTGCAACGGAACCAGCCTTTTTGCCGAGGATGCAGAATTTCTTGTCAGGGAAGCTGCCCGAGCAGACGAAGTAAGAGTGGCGCTTGACGCCTGTTATAAACAATACGAGTCGATTAAATGAAAGAAAACTTTGAAGCCTGTTTGGCGCTAATGCTTGCCCATGAGGGCGGCTTTGTAAACCACCCCCAAGACCCGGGCGGCATGACCAACCTTGGCGTAACGAAACGAGTCTGGGAAGAATGGGTTGGTCACGAGGTTGACGAAAAACAGATGCGGGCGCTGACGCCTGAGTTAGTAGCACCACTTTACAAGAGGAAATACTGGGATGCTGTACGTGCTGATGATCTTGTATTTGGTGTTGATTACTGTGTTTTTGACGTTGCTGTTAATTCCGGGCCGGGGCGTGCTATTAAATTTCTGCAAAGTTCTGTCGGGGTTACTCCTGATGGTGGTTTTGGGCCTCGTACTTTGGTTGCCGTAAAAGAAGCGGAAAAAGATCCAACTCGTTTAATTGAGATGTATTGCGCTCGGCGGCTAGAGTTCTTACAATCACTAAAGACCTTCGAAACGTTCGGCAAAGGCTGGTCCAGACGCGTTCAAGAAGTTAAAGACAAAGCACTTAAGATGTTAGGGTAAATACGTATGCCATTACAAAAACTACAACTTAGACCTGGACTTAACCGAGAAAGCACTGACTATGCTAACGAAGGTGGGTATTTTGACGGGGATAAAATTCGTTTTCGTTCTGGTTTTCCTGAGAAACTTGGTGGCTGGATTAGACTTAGCGCTTACAAGTTTTTGGGTGTTGCTCGTTCTATATGGAACTGGGCTACGTTAGCAGGCGCTAACTATTTAGGTATTGGTACCAATTTAAAATACTATATCGAAAACAGCGGTCAATACTATGACATTACCCCCATAGTAAATACAGAAACATACAATAACACTATCTCTACTGGGTTTACTACATTAGTAGCGAATATTACCGCTAACGCAACTACTATTCCTATTACTAATGGTCTTAATTTTGTGCCTGAAAGCGGCATAATGAAGATTGATTCAGAGCAGATTTTT